CGCGTGTTTTTTTTTTTTTTTTTGATTGCCTTGTAATTCCAAAGGTTCAACTCGAGTTTAAACGTTGTATTTATACACTCTATGATTTCAAGAGAAGTAAAGGATTTCCACCTTCAACAAAAAGTTACCTTCCACTCAGGTCGCCAGGATCGCGGGGTATTCACATTGATTTTTCCTTACATAGCAAAATCATAAAACTATAAGGGGACAGAGATTACATTATGTAACGATTCCCTGCATTACTAGCCCTAATATATTTGTCAAGACGATTGAAACTAGGATCTCTTGTATTCTTCACTGTTTGACCACGGGGTCTACGGCGAGATTTCTGAGTCTTTCCACCATTATTATTATTTCTAATAGTAATGACTTCCTTTTCATTATCATCACGAATGATTATCTGTTTATTATTCTTCTGTTTAGGAGGTTCATAAACGACTATCTGTCTTTCGGAGTTTTGAGCTTTTGAGGCATTTTTGGATAAACCATTCATACCTCCCGAACCAGTCGGACTCTGACTCATTGATTCGAACTCTTTGTAGCCTTGATAAGCCAAAGAACCATATTTCATCACTGTGGGAGCATACTTAGCGACTTGCGTTGCAATTCGTGAAATCCCTGACACAAAAGAGGCCAGAAAATTATCATTAACTTCAACACCAGTAGGTATAACTCTAGCAATCTTAGTATATAGTTCTAAGGCAGCAAAATCCTCCGGACAGGAGGCAGAAGATACTCTATGAAGAGCACTTGCAAAGCTAGGAAATTGTTCAATATAATAGGTTAAGTTACATGTCAAAGTAGTCTCAGGAGAGAGACCAGTAAGATAGCAACCAGACAAAGACATGGGAACCATGGCATTATTAGAAACTCCACCACCTCCGAACTTATAAATAGCTCCAGAAAGTGTAATTGCTTCAGTATATGCCAACCCAGTGTTATTATCAAAAGTAACAGGAATCAAATCCCTCAAATCTTGAGGACTATTGTCTTCAGAGTTAAAAACCGGGACAACATATGCTCCTTTCGAAGCATCCCACTGTAAAGACCCAGGGAGATCAATAGCTTTACCCGCCGTATTAGGAGGTTCAACTAGTTCTACACCTGGATTGGTGATACCACATGTTACTGTAGCACCAGCTAAAGTAGGGGTGACAGGATAAAATGCAGGTTCGTCAGAGACGCGATAGCAAATTATAGACCCTTGCTTATTCAATTCAGCAGTTGTGTTGTGAATTTCAAGTCCAATAGCAATAATACGAGCAGAGGTATCATTATCAAATACATCCACCACATACGGAATGCATGAAGCATTCTGAGTAGTAGTAATATCCAATATTGTACCAGCAGCAGCAGCCCTACAAATCATTCCACCACGCCTATACTGGGTGGCTCCCTGACCTGTAAGACTGTACATCCCGCGATTATTAGCAATAGTTTGAGGGGTTACAAAATTATCTCTTGATTTCCATAATTGATCAAGGAATATATTACAATCCCAATTGACAAGGCCAGGGGCATGAATGTCAATAGAATCGTGAACGGTCTGCACAACGGAGTTGGCCATGACACGGTCAGGGAAACCAATGGGTTTCTGTATTATATCTTTGAAAGGATCAAGAGCGGTGTCCATCCACCTTCTTCCACCGTCAGTTATTCCGAGTTTGTCACATACGGATTTAATACGAGCCTCGGCACGGGCCGCCTTTTCCATTTTGTTCCTCCAACCGCCTACACAAAGGGATTGGCGTCCAAGCAGATGCAAGTAAAAAATCTTAGGATTAGTTCGAGATAGTTCAATGACCTGGAGCATAAAATCTCCAAGAATCTTTTCGGGATTTTTCACTGTAGAAAGCAAAAAATTTAAAAAATTTCTACATTCATCGAATAGTATAGGGACCATGCAAGACAACATCGTTAGGGAAGCAGCTTTCGCAAGCACTTCTAAATCAGATTTTGTATCAACATGGTATACTAATGAACTACACATCTTTTCGATCCTAGGAAGGGGCACGTACATTCCAAACTCTTCATCATAATGAAATGATGAACCAAGGAATTCATGATCGATAGGTACACGTCTTTTCAGAATTGGGGTCAGAACAAACTGAGCTGGTTTGAGATTCAAACCAAATTCTAAATAGACCTTCTTCTTTAGTGAGTAGAAGGCATCCAATGAAATGTCAAAGGGTAAATTCTTGTAACCAGAAAGGTTATCATCAGAGTATATAAAGGCAACGAGGTGCTCTCGAATTTCTTCAAGTCTTATATTACGCCCCATATATATTAACCACATAGTATTCATCAACCGAAAGGAGATAAATATGTGTTTAATAGAATTATCGAGTGTAGTATTATTAGAACCACTAATATTACCAGTTTTACGCTGTCTAATGACACCATCAGGACAAGCTACAAGAGCATAAATCGTCCAATAAGTAACGTAACAAAGTAAATTCATAAAGCGCGGAGGGCACTGTAAAAATTTATTCCTTAATTCATAAACAACTAACAACCATATGATTCGATCGTAACCTTCACAATCATCGCCACTGGCAAAGGTGCAGTCTTCGAGTGCTTTTCCAAGCCTATCGAAGCCTCCAAACGCTTTGACAAAGCCATATTTAATGAAGAGAGAATCATGATGGTCCAACAAAGATTGGTTTTGAACATCATAAAAGAATTTCTGTTTCATGATAAAATCCAACGGTGGGTTGAATGTACCACGAATTTTTCCTTCTAATATTAGTTCTATATCCA